CCCCACGGAGGTACTTAGTGTATGTGACATTCTTTTGTTGCATGCACAGCATGCGTTAGGTGTACTAGCGTCATGAACGCTAGTACGGCTTGTTTAGGTTTAGTAGCGTCATGTACGCTACTAAGGCTTTTTGTGAGTGTTGTTTTACGACAGTCATGAACTGTCGTTAATCATTACTCATCGTATGCAACGAGTTATTTTCTTTATCTGGAACCTAGAATACGTTCGAAAACTATACTGCCCCATTTTGGGATTGTGTGTTTGGTCTTCACAATCCGTCAAGTTATGACCATTGCACTATTTGTTTCCAATTTTGGAGACTTTTAGTGTGAGCGCTTGCGCTCGAATTACTGATGCGACGAAGTGTCGCTCATTCCCTGTCCCGTAAGGAATGACAGCCGTAATCGGTAGATCTATAGTGGTAATTAACCACCACCAGATGTATTAGATTCTTTGTAGGACTATTACTGGTAAAACAAAGCTTGCAATTTATATGGTAGTACCAGAATTTTGCAATAACTATTTTACGGTGCGCTATACCACCATAAAGTATGGCCCACAATCGGCCCGGGACAATTTATTGTCACGGGGAGCCACAGACTCGTATGCTAGTTGTTTTGAAAGAGCTTGCTCTTAGACATAGTTAGGAAATCCTTCGGGAGTAGTACAATACGGGTCGCTAGTTGAACCAATCAAACCTAAAATTTTAGGTTTTGGTTCACTTGGCTCATTGATTATATATTAACAATGAGCAGTGAACTAAAATCATTAAAGAAATTTACAAATCGGTCTAAAGAGACCAAAACAAAAAGGAGTGCTGGGCAAAGGAAGCCCCAGCAATTGTCGAGGAGGACTAATGTGGAAGGTTGTGGAGGACCACAACGTGATAATTGGTATGAGAAGAAATCAGCTTTCAAGAAGAAATATAAGTTTGATGCTCATTTGGGCGAATCTTCTTTTGATCAATTTGAAAGATTCACGTTGCTAGCCAATGATTTGAAAGACAAGTTTGGAGGTCATAATATTGACTCCATTGTTCGGGAAATTGAATCATTGCTAGCTGTTAGTATTAGTGTTTTGAATTCATCAAATATGATTGGCGTTATGTCAAGTGTTTTTCAATATTTGCAATCACATTTGTCAGGATCAGTTATATTGAGTGTATTTGATCATTTATCAGAAACTTTTGGTTGTCGAATTGAGCCCCATTTGGGGGAAAGTTCGCCACACTCTGATCAATGGCTCAATTTGCTCAGAGACATTAAGGCTAACTGGAAAATAGCCATTACAAATGGCTTTTTCCGCCGTTTTTCATCATTATTGGGTATTTTAGTATCTGTTGGTTTATGTAAAGCAAGCGCAGTTACATTTAAGATTGATACTTTTACGATTTGGGAGCCAAGGTTGCTCGATCGTCATACCAATTGTGTAGATATTGTGGATGCTATTGTAGAGACCGCAAGCACATTTTGCGAAAGTATTTATTTGTGCTTTCGTGACAAATCGTTCTTACCATTATTTACAGGCGAATCTGCAATGCGCACTCTTGATGAAAAATTTAACAAAGTTGAAGAGTGGTGGGCTCTTGAACGTTGTGGGAATTTGAGATCAATAGCAGGTAAGGAACCTCATGAATTGGACCATTTAATGCGTGATACAGAACTATCTTTCCAGAAGATCTTACAGACGGTTAAATCGAATACTTTTGAACATAATATGATCAATAGGAAATTTCAACGTCTAGTGTCAATTCGTGGAGAGTTTGTTTTGCATCAAATTAGTAGCGGTATAAGACCCGCTCCTTTTGCAATCGAATTTTATGGCAAGAGTTCACAAGGTAAAACTACATGTTGTGATCAGGTAATTGATGCATTATTAGCTAGTGCTGGATTGGATTCTAGTAAAAACCGACGTGCAACTGTTAATGCCGGAGACAAGTTTATGTCCAATTGGACATCTGACAAGTTGGTAATGATAGTTGATGACGTTGGTAATACTAAAGCCGATTTTGTTGAGCAATCACCATTGC